GATGCTGATGCGCCAACCACCAAAGAAAACAGAGTTTGCACCATTCAATTTTAAAAGTGAGTTCGGATGATTGAAGCTGAAGACATAGAAGACAAAGAAGCGATTGCAGCCAAGGGTGACGTTGACGAGCTGGTGGAGGCTAGAAAGCGAGCAGATGACCTCCTATCGACTGAGCAAGAGTCTCGGCAGAAGTCAGTTAGCGAGATACTTTTCGTTGACGAAGAAGGCGCGCAGTGGGATGATTTCGCATCAAATAGAAAAGATGGACGCGTTAAGATGGAGTTTAATCGCATCGCTGGCGCAATTGATCAGATAGTAGGTGAACAAAGAAAGCAAGACATCTCTATCAAGTACCGGCCCACCTCCAAAGAACATTCAGATGTTGCGAAGATCAACGCAGGGATAACCAAGAACATAGAAGAGTGCTCTTCTGCTCGTGACATTATTGATTCAGCCTTTGGTGAAATGCTAAAGGGTGGTTACGGTGGATGGCAGATAGGCACTAGGTGGTCAGACACTAACCCAATGGATCAAGAAGCAGTATGGGAGCCTATCGACTCAGCCACTACCTCCCTATTTTTCGATCCAGGCGCGCAAAAGTATGACAAGAGCGATGCTCTCTATGCCTTTCTCTTCCTTAACTTACAGGTACCATCATTCAAGGCACAGTACCCTGGCAAGGTGGCATCTGACGCGCCTGATATAGTTTTCGACGGTGGCACTCTTAGTTGCTCAGATTGGCACAAGTCCGATACAATAAGGGTGGCTCAGTATTGGCGCAAGGTGCCAATTAAGCAGGAGATTGTCCTAGTTGATAACGGCAAGATTTACGAAGGTAAGGAGTTTGACGAGGCCAAGGCAGAGCTTTCCAAGGCTGGCATAGTTGAAACACGCCGCAGGACTGTGGACGTATTCAAAGTTGAAAGCCGTATGATGAGTGGTGCGGAATGGTTAGAGCCGTGGAAAGAATACGCGGGAACAATGTTCCCTCTCGTTCCTCTCTTCGGTAAGGTCACAAAGGTTGACGGCAAGGTGATAGTCCGTGGGATGGTCAGGCCGGCCAAGGATGCGCAACGATCCTACAACTACTCTCGCTCGTCAGAGATTGAGCAGTTAGCCCTTGCGCCCAATGACCCCTACTGGATGACAGCCAAGCAGGTAGGCATCCACGGCACAGAACTAGCACGGCTCAACATTGACAATCCGCCTATTGCTATCTATGACCACGACCCAGAGGCACCAGGAGTTCCACAAAGAACCGGTGCCGTACAAATACAACCAGGGTTCTTCACTTCTTCACAGCAGGCAATACAAGATCTTAACGCAACTCTTAACGTAGTCCCAAGCGCGGTTCAGCCCGACGTAGGGACAAAGATGGATACTCGGTCAGGAGTTGCTATTGCAGCATCCAAGACCAACGAGAACACGCCATCTTTTGTTTATATCGATAACCTGATTAAGTCGCTAGAGCATACAGGTAGAATACTTGCTGACCTCATTCCGAATATCTACGACGGAGAAAGACAGGTCAGGATAATTAACCCAGACGGCACCGAAGAGTTTGTACTGATCAACCAGACGGTGCAAGACCCAGAAGACCCAAGCAAGCACATCATATTAAACGACCTCACGCAGGCCAAGATGGATGTTGTGGTCGATACCGGTCCAGCTTTTGCCACCATGCAGAATGAGGCAGCAAACAAGCTGATCGAACTTGCTACCAGTTCACCACTATTCGCAGAGCTTACCCCTGACATTCTAGCCAAGAATCTTGATATTCCAGGTTCAGACGAACTCCACGACCGACTCAGGAAGGATATGATACAGAAAGGTATCGCTGAGCCAACCGAGGAAGAGACTGAGAAGTTTGGGCTTGATCAGCCGCAAGAGCCAAGCAGGGCAGAGCAACTAGCAGAGGCTAGACTTGAGGCAGAAGTAAGAATCATCAACGCTAACGCTGCAGACCTCGAAGCCTCAGCAGCTAGCACAATGGCAGGCATACCAAAACAACAAGCCGATGCAGTCCAATCAGTAGAGAAGGGCGCTAACTTGGCTGTTGATACAAACCTTAAAGCAGTCAAGGCGGTTGGTGAGAATCTTACCAACATTCAAACCCAGCACGATATGGGATTGCCTCTCAACGAGCAAGAGCATGATATACGCATAGGCCAAAACGATCTAGTAGAAGATACACAAGAAACCATCCTCCCAGGTGGGACCAGTGAAGAACAAACAGCGAGTGCACAAGTAGCACTTGAACAGATAGCTAACCAGCAATTTGACGGAGAACAGCGATGAGCGAAGAACAGGCCGTGCTAGGCGAGGAATCGGCACCCTCAGAAGAAGTAATTGAAACCGCTGAAACTACTGAGGAATCAGCACCCTCAACCGAAGGGGCCGCATCACCAGAGGAATCGGCTACCTCACAGCCAGAGCTAGAGACAAAGGCAGCGGAATCGCCTGAATATCAGAAGCGCCTAAACCAGATGACTCGAGAAAAGTACGACCTGGAGCGCAAAGTCACTGATCTTCAAAGACAGGCATCCGAGGCCAGCGCAGCGAATGCTCAGGCGCCACTTGCAAAGCCAACGCTAGAGCAGTTTGACTACGATGACGAAAAGTTTTTCAATGCAAGCGTTGCATACGAAGTTGACATTTCTGAGCGTAAGTCACAGACAGAACAGGCAAATTCTCAGGCTTTACGGCAGGAGCAAACAAGGATTTCAGCCTACATTGAAAAGGTTGACGAGTTCAAGGTAGATCACCCTGACTTTGCGGAAAAGATAGATCTGGCAAAAAATGTAATAGGCGCTACAGAGACAATGACCAGGGCCATTATGGAAATGAAAGACCCTGCTCTTGCCTATCACTTGGCAGGCAATATCGAGCTAGCCGACAAGCTAAACAAAATGTCAGATTTCGCTATGGTTGCCAAGCTTGGTGAACTATCTGCTGCTCTTGCAAGCAAGCCTAAACCGAAACAAACAACCGCCCCCGATCCCTCCACCAGTCTAGCAACTGGCGGGAAGATTGAAAGCGCATTGCCTGAAGCAATGCGCGGTGGCAAATACTCATAAGGATTGAACCATGGCCAACAACTTTGACAGTAACTTTACGCGGAAAGTAATGGAGAAGGTACTTCCTCCCTTTGAGGCACAGCGTGTCGTCACTAAGAACGTAAACACTCAGCTTTTCAGTGGTGCATTCAACCCCAACTCTGGGGATAAGGTTGACATTAAGCGTCCTACAGACTACATCACGAACAGATCAGCAACCGGTGATTTGACTGGCTTAGAGCAGGACATTATCACAGGAAAAGCAACTGCAACGGTACAGCCTATGATATCTATTCTGGCAGAATATGATGCTGTAGCTGAGGCACTTGAGATGGGTACCGATGCAGCCAGGTTCTGGGAAGATATGTCCCGCCGTATGGTCATAGATACCGAACTTGATTTTACCAAGTATGCCGTCAAGAACACTGCACTCCTTGCCGGCACAGTCGGTGAAGGAGTTGATAGTTTCGCAGAGGTTGCAGAGGCAGGATCATTGATGCAGTCAACCGGTGTTCCAATGAATAAGCGTTGGAACTACTTCCTTAATCCTTACTCTCAGACAAAGCTGGCTGTCGAACAGGTCAGCCTTGGTGTTAACCCACAGGTAGGGTCAGCACTTGAGCAAGCAACGGTTAAGCGCAACTATGCCGGATTCGATGTTATCACCGCAACCACCCTTGGTTCTTATGCTTCGCAGGCTGGAGCCGACCGCGTTGGTGCTCTTTCCGCGACTCCAGTAGTTACCTACCTCGCAGCCAAGGACACCATGACTCAAGTTTTGGCGGTCAATGCGTTCGAGGCTGATCTTGAGATTAAGGCAGGCGAACAGATCCAAATTACAGGACGGAATCGCCTCAACCTTTCCACCCGTCAACCTGTCCTTGATTCAACAGGCGCTCAGGTTATTTGGACTGCAACAGTGACCGCAGATGTTACATTGTCGGGAACTGGAACTGGCAACATCACAGTTACTGGGCCAGCGATCTTTGAAGCAGGTGGAGCCTACAACACCGTAGATTCATCTCCAGTTATAACCGATGTTGTAACTCTTCTCGGTGCAGCAAGCACCACCTTCCAGCCGAATCTCTTCTTCCATCCTGATGCGTTTGCTATTGCCTCTGTACCGATCAAGAGACTTGACGCGACAGACACCATCTTCACAACTAAGGATGGTCTCCAGTTCCGTATCACTCGTTTCTCCGATGGAATCAAGAACGTGAACAAGATCCGTTTTGACTTCCACCCTGCATACGGAACAATGAATCCATTCTTTGCGGGTCAAGGCTTTGGAACTCCGTAACATTAACCAGGGGAGGGCTTCGGCTCTCCCCGCTTCCATGGGTTAAGTCATGATAAAGTGGATCAGGCCAAGCGGAAGAGAAATAGAGACCAACGACAATGAAGAGACGGTGACCTACTGTGAGAGCCTCGGATGGAAGAGGGCAGATGGAAGCGAGAACACTACGCAAATATCTACTCCAGAGGCACCCAAGAAACGTAGACGTAGAAGGAATGGCTAATGGCAACAGCTGAGGAAGTAATAC